CTCTTTGAGCTTTTAGATTAGCTGTAGATACTAACCCTTTTAACTGTCTTACCTTTAATACATTAAATGGATAATCAAATATTGAAAAGTAAAATCTTCTTGAAACATGACGTGGATCATCACATCTTGAATGAATAGCTATACTTGAACCTGTGTAGCCATCATACATAACACCTACAATAAGTTTATTATCGTAAGTCTGTCCTATAGCTTGACAAATAGTAGTCCATGATCCGCCAGCTTCCTGACAAACCCATTCTCCTACTTCTTGTCCTTGAACTATTATAAAACTGCACCCTTTTCAATTACTATATCTGTTGAAACCCATCTTACATCAAGATTATTAGATGTTGTAGATACAACAGGTGCACCGTAATAGCCTACGCCATTAACACCTTGCCATTGTTGTAATACTGATAAACCACCACCCCATAATGCAGTATCCCATATTCCACTATCCCAATAGCCAATCGCTGTTGGTGTGTAATTTAATATTGTAGTAGGTACGCTTACGTTAAAATCTACGTTAATATTTGTATAGATAGAAGGATTACCAGATGTTCTGAATATTGGTTTAGCCATTGTGAAGCGTTTAAGCTCACCTGGACTACCAAAAGCAGAAAATGCTTGTAATGCTACACCTGTAATATTACTACCGTTATCGGCATTTGTGTACCATGCACGACCTACATAATTAGATCCACCAAAATAAGGTTGATCGTTAAATAATTCCCAGCAATATGCGTTCCATCCTGTGTAATTACACCAATTTGTAGTAATGCTGTTCATAGCAAACTGTGTAATTTGTATTGGATTAGGCACATTTAACCATAATTGATTTTCTTGTGGATAAAACAACATTTGCCATCCAAATTGATCGCCATATTGTGTAATAGCTTCTGATACAGCCCATTGAATTTTGTCTGTAATAGCTACTCTAGGATCAAGTCTTGATGATTGCAATTCTGAAGCCAATGGAGTGATACCGTCTTTACCTAAAACAAGCAAATCACCACCATATTTGTATAAACAACGAGTGCCTACAGGTGTTCCTAAATCCCATACGCCTGCTAATGCAAAATCTGTATCAGGATCAGAACCTTTATAAACAATTACTTGGCCTTTAGATGTATAAGCTACATAGTAGTCATCAACACCATAACCAGCATCTATTGTCCATGTGGCATGCTGAATAATTTTACCGCCTTTATAAGCAAATGAGCTTAAATCTAATGATTTAGCTGCACCACCTATAGATAAAACAGGTAAATACCATACTTTTAATGTATCTGTTTGCGTAAAAAATACTCTACTTTTAAATACAATTGGGTTATTTAATGTAGTAGTAGTAACGCCTGTAATTGCTGGTGTAGATGCACCTGTAATGCTTGTCCATGTTGTGCCATTATATACATACGGTGTAGAAGTACCGTTAGCCATGTATAAAAATGATCCACCAGACGTTGTAATATTGCAATATTGCCAACGTGAATTGCCCAATCCTGAAAGTAATGCTGCACCTACAGGGCCTGAAGATGTCACATCATAAACAGCACCATTAGATATAGCCAATAGCTTACCTGTAGTGCCACTTTCATAGTTCATAAGTGTATCTACTTCAGCAGGTAATCCTGTAGCCCACTTTGTATAACCACTTCTTAATTGTAATTCTGTTGTAGCAGGAAACCAGTTAGTTAGATAGACTGCATCTGTTACAGGCATGTCACCTAAGCTATCTCTTGCGTTCCATCCGCCTACTGGTGCTGGTAACGATACGCTTCCTGCTGATTTTTGTTTTACTGGAAACATTATTTATCCCAAATATCTTTAAAAGGACTTAATCCTTGTGATTGTCTTTGTAATGCAAATTCTTCTGCTTTTTTATATGCAGATGGAGTTACATTTTGATGTCTGACAATTTGATTTATTTCCTGTGTATTTAATCCTGGCACTAAAGATGGAAAACTCATATTATTATTTTCTACAGAAAATTCTGTAACAGATTCACCTTTAGGGCTTTTATGAATACCTAACCATCCTGTAGATTTAGGCATCATTTGACCGCCATAAGTACCATTATGATTTTGATATGCTCTTAATCCATAAGGATTAGGATAATCACCTACGCTTAAACCACCTTGTGATGGTTGTGCGCCTTGTAATAATTGTGCTAATTTAAGAGTATAGTTATTCATAACTAATGCCCATAATTAGCGTCAGGTATATTTTCAAATCCGATTAAGATTGATCCAGGTACTGGAGCAAAGCTCAATGTAGCTGAACCAGAATCGTTTGCTTTAGCAAATGTTAATTGTTGTAAGTAATCTCTTGTAAATGCTGTTGCATCAAAACCTTTAACTTCAAAGTATTTCTTTTTCAAAGCTGTGACCATTAAACGATCAGGGAATATACAAGTATCTGTATCAGCTAAAAATGATGATTGTGCAACACCTGCTGCAGATGTAGCCCATTGGTTACTCATGTATTCAAAGCCTAAATACTCATCTGTATTCATGGCAGGCCATATTTGGAAATAACCACCTAAAATTCTGTAACGGATTCTAGGGCCTGTTGAAATATAGCTAGACTTTAAGAATTGCCATTGTTGAGCATCTGTTGGTCCCATCATTTCCCAGCGTTTAGACTTATCGTAATGTGTACGATCTATTTGTCTATCCCAATCGCTTGGTAATGGGTATTTAGCTTGTGAGAAATATAATGTAAACACGCCAGTTTGTGTGGCGGCTTGTGATAATGTAAGTGAGTTAGTTCCTGTAACAGTATTTACATAAGTATCTTGATTAATACCTGTACCTGTTACGATATATAAATTACTTAACCCTGCGGTTGATTCTAATGTTGTTACATTGACAGAACCATCCACAAGGGTACAAGTAAGTGTTTCATAGACTGTATAAAAACGGTATTCTTTGTCTAATGCTTCCCAATTATGATCTCTTTGAATCTCATAACCGATTGAGTTCATAAGAGCATAAATCTGTACAACATCTGCTGCAGTATTACCTACGACTTGCGTAGGTTGGGTTAAACCCATTTCACCTGTAGCTTGTTGAACGAGTTGCAATAGAGTTGATGCCATTTATTAGTCCTTTTTAGGTTCTTTTGTTTCTGATTTCACTTCAGTTTTATCAGATTTAGCCTTTTCCTCTACCATTTTTGCTAATCTTGCCATTTGATCTTTAAGATCAGCAATTTCTTGCTCTCTTAATTTGATTTCTTCGGCTTGTTTTTGTGCAAAAGATGAGTCTTTAGCGTTTTCTAAGAACGCTTGTGCTTTATCTCTTAAAGCTAATGGTGACATACCTGCTGTCATGCCAATAGCCATGATTTGTTGATCTGAAGCATTTGCTATTTGTTCTACTGTATAGAACTTAAAGTGCTTTAATTCTGTAGCTTGTGCTGCGTTAAGGATTGGCCAATCTCTTAATAATGTACCTTGTACGTTATCAGGATTGTTATTGCCATCTGCCTTTTCGTTTAAATAGATAGCCCATTGTGTTGGGAATCTAGTTTTATGTGTGTTATTTACAAAGGTATCAATAATGCTTGTTTGATTACCTGGTATTTCAATCCTAACAAAGTCAGCCATAAAGCTAATTGGTCTGCCTTCTTTATTGGTTAGGAAATCGTTTTGTACTTCTTTACTATAAAATCTTACTGCTAATGCGCCTGTTTCTGACATTTAATTCTCCAAAGTAGTTTGGTTTGTCAAGCCCACTCACCATGAATAGACTTGAGAAACCCCCCTATTGCTAGGGGAGTATCTTTGTATTACACAGATGCCTTACCGAACCAACCGTATTGACCTGAAGCAAGAGCTGTAGGTGGAGCAATGTATGCACCGCCTGTAGATGTTGCTACAAATGTAGTTGTGTTAATAGAGCATGATGTTTCGCTAGCTGTAAAAGTATTGCCAGCTTTAGCAAAAACATAACGTAGACCGTCTGAACCGAATACTTCGTTACCTAATGGACCCATGTTAGGGATTAGTGTAGTACCGTCAGATGCTAGTTGTGTTTGTGCTGCTGATGTTAAATCTACGCCAGAGATAGGGGTTACTGAATATGCCATAGTATTATCTCCTTAATTAAGCTGTTAAAACGCCTTGGAATTGTGCGCCTGAAGTAGTAAGATTACCTGCCCAGCCGATCAATTTCACAATTGCGTCTTGGTTTACAGATTGACGTTCGCCACCGATTGGCACAAAGTTTCTGTCTTTGTGTGGGCGGAAGAAAATGTAGTCTGTGTTTAAGAAATACATATGATTTGCAGGTTCTTGATTACCAATACCGCCACCAAGTACTACGTCAGCAGATGTACCACCACCGTAGAATTTAAGTGAAGCGAAACCTGAACCAGCCATTTCTGGATCTGTTACACGTTGGATAGCTTGTAAGCTATTTACATATAAGTTGTAGTAGTTGTTATCTGCAACGATTAAATCAGCCTTATCAGTACCACGAACTAGCTTGATAGCTAATTGTGTCATGTAAGATTGAATGTTAGCTGCTGAAACTGCTGCACCACCGTTAGTTACGCCAGAGAACGCTGAGTTTCTCCAGAATGACCATGTAGAACGTGAAATACCACCGTAAGTACCTGAAGCTGGGCTGTCAGCAACTGCTGCTGCTAAACCAGTTAAGTTCTTACCACCGTTACCAGTACCGTCACCATAAAGGTCAAGGTTGATACGGTTAGCTAATTGTGCTTCTGCTACTTTGATACGACCTTCTAGCAAATCAATGATTTGTTCTTTGCCAGAGTTTTGTAACATTTCAAGACCAGAAATAGTAACTGCTGAAGCATATTGAGCAATGCTGAATTGAGCTGCAGAAATTGGGCTATTTGGTGAAATGTTTAATGTTTCAAAGCCAGAGTAGCTGTTTGTGTTGTTTGTTGAAGTATCATTGTACATGATTTCTTCTAAAATTACGTTACCGCCTGAGAATGGGCGTACGTTACCTTTTGACTTCAATTTTAATAGAAGCGGATTGTTGTTAGTTACGTTGTCAGCTAGTTCACCAGAACGTGATTGAATGGTGGTAGCGATAATGTCACTAACTGAAGAATTGGCAAATGCCATAATTGACTCCTTTTGTTAGTTTAATTAAATATTTTCGCTAGAAAAAGTATCTACAATAGATGCTAATTGGTCACGAAGATTATTGCCTTTACCACCTAAACTCACATTCGCTGTAGGCGAGCTTGACTTAGGAGATATAGCCTTCGCTTTGACTGCGGCAAGTTTGCTTTTCTGCTCTGTCTGGCTAGATTTTACCTGTTCGGATTGTATCTTTTGCCAAATGTCATCACTCAAACGTATTGCTTTGTCATAAGCTGTCTGCAGATCAGTAGCCATACCTGTCTGGAGTAATCCAGCCATAGTTTCCCTGACATCTGCAAAGTAAGGTTTATCCTTACTAAATGAATCTATTTCACTCTTTAATTGAGCTTGTTCCATTTGTTCTTGTTGTGATTGAAATGCTTGCCATTGATTTTTAATCTGGCTTAATTCATTTGCAATCATGGAAAACTGTGGGCTAACTGCTTGTCCCCCTGTTAATCCATTTAAATCTATTCCATAATCGTTTGCTAACTGCGCAAACATTTGCATTTTTTGATCTGGAGTTCCGTACACCAAAGTTTGATGTGCAGTTCCTAAGCTGTTTATCCATTGTGCTGGATCAACACCATTTTGTTGCAGAATAGGAGCAAACTTTTCCATAGTAGATAGGATAGGTTGTGCTTGTTCCCATTGATTCTTATAAGTAGAAACACCTTTAGCAAAGTCTGCTTCACGTTGAGTAATATAATCCTGTAATGTAGGATCTAATTTACCCCATGATTCTTCATAGTCTTTTTTCCATGAAGATGGTCTTGGTTTAGAAGGTACAGGTCTTGTAGCTTCTAAAACGACTTCTTCTTGGACTTCTACTTCAGGTGCTTCTGTTACTTCTTCGTCTGCTTTTTTAAACTTGCCAGATTCATCTCTTGGCTTGTCTGCTTTTACTTCTGTTTCTACAACTTCTGGTGTTTCTACAACTGATTCTACTGCACTTTCTAATTGGTCACGCAAAGATGGTGATTCCAGAGTAGTCTGGTTATCCATTTTATCTCCTAATTGTTATTAAGCTGTTAAGTTATAAGCCCAGTTACCATTTCCTAATGAAGTAAATGTTGCAACTTTTTTAGTAGCTAATGATAAAGCAGCGTCTGCTGTACCACCGTTTAACGCATAACCACTTGCAGGCCATACTTTAATTGTATTAGCTGTGTTGTTAAATACTGTGTACATGTCACCTGGTGCTGCAGTTGCTGGCAATGTTGGGCCATAATTAAGTGTTGATGATGTGTATTCAACAATTGCTGTTGGTAATGATTGTGCGCCTTGTGAAGCACCTGAAGCTGTTTGTGCTAAAGACACGAAACCCACGATAGCTTGAGCTGATTGACCAGCGTTACCACTACCTAAGAGTGTATTTACTAATGCCATAATGTTTCTCCTTATTTATATCTTAGTTTTTCGTAAACCTGACGTGCCAATTGCTCTTTCAACCGACCACCGTCAGGCTTCTGTGGTCTTGCTGAACTCTGTTCCGCCACTACTAAATTGTGACGTTTTAAATGCTCTCTATGTGCTTTACGACCTTCTATCATCTCACCTGTCACCATAGACTTGTAAGGTTGATAGTCTGTCATAATATAATGCGAATCTACCTGATCTGTATAATATTCGTCAGCAGGTATAAGTTTGTGTGTTTTAGGATCTTGTATATATCTAGCCATTACATTAAAAGAAGTATTGCTTCTTCATCCTCACGTTCTTTTTGCATTTCTATTGCAAGATTAATAATACGTTCCGCAGCTTCTACATTTCTAGCTAATAATTTAAAATCTACAGAACTTGTAGTTAAATGTTTAGAATTAGAATAAGGCTGTACTAATTCTTTTATTTGCTCTATTGCTTTTGGTTCGTCTAGTAACTCATGTAAAGATTCTTTGACAGTTTGTCTAAAAGATTTGTTATGAGTACGTTCTTTTTTAAATCCACCTTTTGTAACCGTTTGGATTACAGGTAGATTTGCAATTATCTGGAAGGCATTACGCTGAAAGCCACTTAGCTGAAAAGCACCAAATGCCATGATAGATTAAGCTACACCTAAGCTACGACCTTGTTCATATAAGTTTGTACCGTCACTACGCCATACAAAGTAATCTTTAGCACCTGCTGCTGTAGAAAGTGTTGGAGCTGTACCACCAGTCCACTTAAATACAGAGTTCCATGTTAATGTATTGCTACCAGCATTTTGAATAACAGCTAGACCATAATAAGCACCATTGACTAATCCTGTAGGTGCGCCCATAGTTCTATTAGATGATACAAATGTAAATGTGGCTACTTGAGCAGTTGAAGCGGCCCATGAAATAGTAGCTGCATCTGTTAAAGCTACATTACCAAAGTATTGTTGAGCAGTAAAGTTTGTGGCTGTGCCTGGAGCTACAAAATCTGTACCTGCTGTAGCTGCTGTAGTACTTCCTGATGATCCTTTTAAAACACTTGATCCAGTTGTAGCAGCACAATAGTCTGTACCTGCAACAGCAGCAGTTAAACCTGTTGATCCGTCACCTTTTTGTATGGCTGTGCTTGAAGTCAATCCAATAAGACTGTCTGCTGATTGCAGTTCTTGTATTGTAGTTCCGTTTAGAACTAAAGCATATCTAGTTGTCATGTTATCCCTTAATTAATAGCTACGTTTACTGTAGAACCTGCTCTATTTAATACAGGAAGTACACCATTACCCACAGAAACACTTACAGTTGCACCTGCACGATTTAATACAGGTAATACAGTTGGCAAAGCAGACCAAGCTGGAGTAGCACTTGCAGTACCTGTACCAGTTTGGCTTAAAAATTGTTTAGCAGTTGTTGTATTTCCAGCTAATCTTGTGGAAGTACCACTAGCAGCACCATAAATAACATCACCCAATGTTGTCATTGGATTAGTCATTTTACCATTAAAAGTTGTCCAATCTGCTGAAGATAATGCACCACGATTTGTAGCTGATGCAGTAGGAACGTTTAATGTAATAACTGGTGTGGTTGTACTATTAGCTACTGTTGAGCTTAAATCTGTACCTGTTGTACCTAATGTTAAAGCTGATACGCTTGTAACTGTACCTGAACCTTTACTATTGAAAGTTGTCCAGTCTGTAGATGTTAAATAACCATTAGTTGTTCCATTGGCAGCAGCCATAGATATAACAGGAGTTGTTGTTCCTGTTGCAACTGTTACTGGAGCTACGCCTGAAACATTAGTAACTGAACCAGAACCTTTATTGTTAAATGTGTTCCAATCTGTACTTGTAAGGTAGCCAGATACGCTTGTAGTAGCTGCTGGCATAGCAATTGTAGGTGTTGTTCCACCTGTGCTTGTAACAGGGCTAGTTGCACCTACAGATGTTACATAAGTACCTGCTGGTTGCTTATTATTAAATGTATTCCAGTCTGTTGAGCTTAACCATCCGTTTGTAGATGTGTTAGCTTGCGTCATGCTTACTGTAAAGCTAGGATATGTTCCTGTGACGCTTACAGGGCTTGTTCCTGCAATAGATACAGTTTGATCTGGAGCAGAGTTTGTAACTGTTAATGTGCCACCTGTTGCAGCAGATATAGAAATACCTGTGCCAGCAGTTAAGCTAGTGTTTTTCCAATATGTATTAGATGTATCGTATGTAAGTATTTGACCATTTGTAGGTGAAGTAAGTTGTACGTTACTATCTGTGCCACCTAATACTGATCCATGATTGATTTCAACAACAACTGAACCTGATCCACCTGAACTTGCATTGGTAATAATACCAATTTGTACTTTAAGGTTAGGTGCAGATGGTTTGACATTGGTCATTAATCCACTACCAGTTGGATTGTAATATAAAGCATCTCCGTCAGCCCATGTTTCACCAGAGCTTGCGCCTGTAGTATTAAATCCTCTTATACTACCTGTGGAAATAATATAACCAAATCCATTTAAAGCTATAGATTCTGCAGCAATACCAATAATGTCATCAGAATTTGTCATATTGGCAGTTGTAGGAGCAAAAGTAATTACTCCAGATGTGCCATTAACACCTGACTTTTTAATTAACTGACCTTTGGTAATAGCAGATGATGCTTTACCATAAATATAACTTTGTAATCCAATTTCTTGAATAACATTTCCACCTGACATACCTAAACCAAGTGTATTATTGCCATCCCAACCTAATTGACCTGCTGTAAGTGTTGTAGTGTATGATGTATTAAAATCAATTACGTCTATATTTGGGTTATATAGCGTAGGATTTGTAGCTAATGCAACAACTGTGCCTGATCCTGTTGTAGAGTATGATGTACCCCAAGATGTGCCTGTAGAATTAGGTATTCCTGCACTAGGATATACCATTGCTCCTGTAGCTGTTAATGTGCCAGCAGTAAATGATAGGCCTGTACCTACTGTTACA